GAGAGGCTGTAGGATTACCTGACTGCGCTGTGACGTTTAATGATGTTGTTCCATCACTATCAAATAATTCAAAAGTATTTGTTGTTGTATTTCTTACAACACAAACTCTTGCGCCAGAGTTAGATACACTATTTACAGAATAGGTACCACCTGTTAAAGTAATTTGTTGACCATCCACAAATCCGTGTGACGCTAAAGTTGCGACTGAAGGATTAGCAGCAGTAATTGCTATCGCTGCACCTTTCTTCGCTGTGTCTGACATGACTACACCAGTTGCGCCTGAAGTTGCACCAGTCACTGTTTCACCTGTCGTATAAGTGACTTCTGTAGTTAAGTCAAGGTGTGTAAACATTTCTATATCAAATAGATAATGTCTATAAACACCTGAAGTTGCGAATATATCAGCTGTTTCTGTACCAGATACATATTCAAAACCACGAGATTTAGCTCTACCTATTTGTGTGACATTAACACCAACTGTTGCTATCTCTGTACCTCTAGCACTAGTAGGGTCTCTGTATAAATTTACATTTTTAAATGCTTCATTTGAACCTGATACAAAACTAATATCTGGAGAATTGTAAACATTAGTTACATTTACAAAGTTTTTTACATTGAATCTTGTTTTATTATTATTAGCGTCATCTGTATCTCTAGCTTTATCTACATCAACATAAGTTGTAGATAATATATCTGCCTCATAACCATTTACATAAGCTTTAAATGGTGATACACCAACAGCGAGTTTAGTTGCTAAACCACCATTACCTGAAGTATTAATACCTCTGTTAGTACCACTTAATAAATGTTCTCTTACATCAAACTCTGGATTAGTTAAAACATAATCACCTGATTCATCAAAAGTTCTTCTAGCTAATGTTTCTTCTAAAATATTATATTCTGTTGATCTAGCCTGACCTTTTATTTTACCATTTTCTACTCTTAATAATTCAAAGAAATTGGTATCTTCGGTAGATGATAAAGTTTTTTTAGTTAATGTTAATTGAATTTTAAATCTGTGAGCACCTGGAGCATTTACGTTTGAACTACCTGTTGCGTTATCATTTAAAGTTGCATCATCATTTGAAGTCACAAATGATTCTGTTACTAGATAACCAACTCTATATGAAGGTGTATTTGTATATTTGTCTAATATTAAAGTCTCTGCGTCTGCTTCTACGAAGAAACCATTTAAATAATAAGTACCTGCCGCACCTATCGCAGCAGAACCTGTAGCAGTTGTTTGAACAACAGCAGATAAAGAAACACTATCACTATTTGTTCCTGTAATAGTCTCACCATCTGAAAATACAAATGATGTATTATTTGAACCTGTCTTTTCGTATTTTACATAAAGAGTATTAGGATCAGAACCTGATAATGCCTCAGTATTAATTATCTCTGCAACTACACCTGAAGTACCACCTGTAATAATAGTACCAGTTGTAAATTGTGTTAAAGTATTCGCACTAGCGATACTTGTTAATTTTACTGCGTAATATTTGTCATCAAATGCTACACCACCAGGTATTACAATAGACCCTTGTTTAAACATATGGTCACCAAATTTTTCAACTTGGTTCTGTAATATTGTCTGTGATTGTGTTAATTCTCTAGCCTGTACAGCAAATGCTGGTCTAAAAAGAACTCTATGGAATTTTTTACTTTCCGTAAAGTCATCAAAGTAAGGCGAGAGATTAAAGTCAGTTGGACTTGGCATTTATTCCTCTCTAAAATTCAATTATCAGTTTGACGTTCTCTGTTTGGTCAGCCGCTCTGGTAATTGGTGATCTGTTTTCTACATACATAATATCACCTGAGTCTGCAGTGATCTCACCAGCATTGTATCCACTTGTAAAGACAACGCTATCAACTGTAGATGATGATGTTGATGGTGTACCTGTTGCACTTGAAGATTGACCTGTGATAGTATTCGCACCCGAGAATGCTGTTAGATTACCATTACTATCTACACCCTCATCATTAAATCTAGTTTGTATGTAATATAAAATATTATTAGATGAGTCAAACTCTACTACCTTACCAACTGCGCCAGTTGTTGCTTGATTTATTTCTTCGTCAGCTGTGAAAGTTCCTGGTGAGCCAGTTAATAAAACTGCTTTTGTTCCTCTTAATGTTGTTGCCGTTGCAGCAGAACCACCAGAAGAAATATCTCTCATTAATACAACTCGTCTAAAATCATTTGCAGTTGTAAAGTCACCAGAGTTTGAAGTCTCTCCAGCTTCAAAGTTGGTGTTCATCATCACAAAAAATCCGCCTAATTCTTTGATTGCGTTTTTACCGTGTCCGCCTTTTGGCTCAATGATAACATCTAACTCGGCGCCTGATAAACTTGTTGCTCCAGCTGTTACTATATCTGCGTTTCTAATGTAAGCAAATGTATATCCTGTACCTGGTGTTGTCACTGTGACTGATGTTACTGCGCCACCTGATACTACTACAGATGCTACACCACTTGATCCATCACCTCTAATAGGTACACCTGTGTGTGTTCCGTTTGTTCCACCAGAACCAGCTGTCTTAATTTTTACTATGTTGACTGCGCCATCAACCGCAGCAGAACTAACTGTTGAGTTAGTAGCGACTGCCATAAAGTCTGTTGATAAAAAGTTTGATTGTTGAGTCGCAGATAAAGTGTACATATATTTCCATTTGTATCCATCTCCAGTTGTAAGTATAGATGAAGACGTACCTGTTGGCTCTACTGTTGAAGCAGCATTACCATTGTTATCTAAAACTTTGTACACATTGAAAGCACTTGACATAACATAGAAAGTTGCGTCAAATAAATTTGTTGCACCACTATTGGCTGCTTGAGTAGAAGTACCACCAGTCACTCTATTACCATAATCATGTCTGTAGTAATCATAAACTGTACCTGTTGCCCAGTTTCTACGAGGAATAACAATAGATACATCAGAGCTTGTTACTTTTTTTGCTGCCAGCAAGTCGTCAAAAGTATAAAATTCGTCTCCTATTGAATCAACGGGTGTTAAAGGTGCACTATCGCTACCTGAATTATCTGTTCTTAAATCACCTCTTGTATAAGTGGTGAAAGCTTGTGGTCTACCAATACCTAAATAATAGACATTAGCAGCACTTTCTGTAAACGATTCCACAAATTGTTCCTGATTGTGAATTCTAAATTTGTTTGTTATTATTGCTGGCATGTTATCCTCTTTTTCTAATTATATTTATACGCTAACTTTCGGTGATTTCTGTTGGTAGCGCTAAATTTGTCTTTAACCTATCTGTTGTTATATCTCCTATTTGTACTACTTCACCATCTAAAGATGTATTGTAAGTACCTGTTAATCTAAAGTCAGCGAAGTTATCTAAACGCATTGGCGATATAGATGTTGTTACTGTACTATCTGAGGCACCACCTGTTGTTGTAGTAACTGCTCTACCACCACTACCTGTAAAGTGTGATAACGCAAATCTATTTAGTGTATTCATTGTAGGGCCACAATATGCATATCCATACTTATTAGCTGTGCCTCTAATTGTAATAGGAAAAGTATTTGATCTAAACTTCAGAGAGATGGCACGTTTTAATGTTAAATCTCTTGTGTTAGATGTAAAGTGTTCACTAGTAGAATCTGTAAAGTCTGGATCAACTCCGACAGCTGGTGTGCCTCTTAATGTAGTGCCATCATCTACAGTACCTAATCTTCTACCAAATATTGTAGAGAATAAAGTATTGATTACTAGATCAGCACCTGGATCAAATGTTAATCCACTATTAACACCTACAAAACTTCTAATCTGGTTATTTACTTGTGTTGCCATATCTACTTGACCTGTAAAGTAGAAACCAGCAGTGTGCATAGTCTTTTTAAAACTATCTCGCCAGTCAGTAATTGATCTACCAACTTTAATTACATATGAGAAATCCTGATAATATAAACTATCTTGTATCTTCATTGTCGTTTCTGATAAATGACCATCTTCGTTTATAAATTCACCAGCAGTATCTACAACAGCACCTACTGTTGCTGTTGCTGTCGCAAGATCATGTTTTAATACTGTTGCTGTTCTACCAGATGACCCAGCTGTTATTGTTCTTGCCTCATCAAAAACACCTGTGGCATCTTTTACTACAATTAAATTATTTGATGAATCAAAAGATACAAATGTGGCTGTCACAGCTGATGAACTAGAATCTAAACCAGTAATAGTTTCGTCATCTGTAAAACTACCAGAAGTCTTATCTTTAACAATAATTGTACTTGGTAATTTTATTGTAGGACTTGGTGATCCTTCATAACCTGCGCCTGTCTCAATTTTTTTAGTGCTAAGTAATCTACCTATTTCACCACCAAAAGGAATTATTTTTGCTCCACTTCCACCACTACTTGTGACAACTGCTGTAGGTAAAGATGTATAACCACTACCAGAGTTTATAATTCTAATATCTGTAATATCTTCATTTCCTGATCCACTTTCTTGTACAATTTTATTTCCTGTGTAAACATCACCTCTTACTGTCTCATCTTCTAATACTATGTGATCTACTGATGTTGCGCCTGTTGTTCCTGTTTCTGGTGTGATACCACCATTGACAACTGATACTTTTGCCACGGCACCACCACCATTTGTGTTAGTGTTTGTAAATGTAATATCATCGCCAATCGCATAACCTGTTCCAGCATCATCAATTAATAATTCTGTAATACCACCTGACCCTACGTTGTCCACTTGAATAATTGCACCATTACCAGCGCCTGAAAAAGTTATCGCATCACCAGAGCTTAATAAATTACCATCATTTGTAATACTAATTATATTAGGTATACCTGTGGTTGTGGCTTTTATAAATGTATCATTTTCATCTGATTCTGTACCTCTAATTTCTTCACCAGTCACAAATGGGCCACCAGATATTGTATCTTCATTTAAAATAAATTCTGATACTTCGTTTTGAGCTATTTGAAATTTAAATACGTTTTCTACGGAAGCAGTTGCGCCTGAAGTTTGTCCAGTTATTGTTCTACCTATTAAATCTGATGTGTTACCAACAGTACCAATTGCTCTTAATATTTTTTTAGTATCAAATTGACCATCTGACACTCTTAACATTTGCTCTCTAGGATAAATTGTTTCTGAATCTAAATTAAATAAAAATCTAAAAAATACTTCATGTCCTCTTTGTGTACCTTTAGCTCTATAAACAGATTTAATATTTTTAATTAATTTTCTCTTATCAACATTTGTATCTAAAACTTCTGGTAATGTATTTAAAAACTCATTTCTAAATTTTGTTAAAAAGTTAGAGATCGCTTTATCAGGATCACGGAAGTTTAATAAATCCTGTATATTATTTACAGGATTTGGTTTATAATTAGATATAGTTGCTCTAGCTGTTGATGTGGCACCAATAATAACTTCATCTTTTATAAACTTATCTTGTGCTGATATGAATAATCTATTATTAACTAAATCTTCTGATAATACTGTTGCAGTCGCATTAGATGTTTGACCTGTTACAATTTCTCCTCTTTGAAATTTACCAAAACCAGTATCTTCTAAAAGTATCTTATCACCTGCATCTAGTGATGTTCTATCCGTGTCTAATTTAGAAGCGTTTAATACTAGATTGTTTGTTTGAGCTGTTTCAGTTTCTAATTGAATACCATCTGTTAATTCAATATTCGCCAGAGTAATCTCTGCCGATTCCATAAATCTATAATATGTTTTTACAAACTCTAAAAATTTAGGGTGATCGCTAAGTACAAACTCAGGTACTTGTTGATTTATAAGGTTAGTTATCTTTTTAGTAAACTTTGCCATTAGTAGCTACTTGATGTTGTGTACCCTACTCCTGCGTCAGAAGAGCCACCAACAAAAGTATCTGCACTAACTGTAATAGATGAATTGGCTGTATCTATTTCTATTATTTGATCTCTTACTGGAACTACATCATTTGAAGAAGGTACTACTGTTAATTCTATTTTTGTTGAAACTGCGCCTCTAATATTTTCTACACTTAATACACTTAAAGAGTTTATAGTTATAGCGCCAGTTGTATAGTCAATTGTTCCTTGTGTATTATTAGCATAAACTCTAGTTGCGCCAGAGAAACTATAACGTCTAACATTACCTTGTCCGTCATCATCTAAAAAGAAAACTGTTGAACTATCACCAGATACTTTGAAACCTGAACTCTCTAATATACCACCAGCTGATGTATTGTGACCAGAGTGTGGATTATATAATGCGTTTCTAAAATATACATTGTATTTTGTAGATGACGCTAATGTAGGTGTAAAATCTTTTCTAATTTTTAATGTCGTTATATTTGATAAGATAGAACTATCTGTACCATCAATTAGTCCTGTAACTTTTGAGTATCTAAACACACCATCAAATTGTGATAATGTATTTGTATTATAATTAGTAAGAGTTGTTAATACATCTGATTTTAAAGTATCAGCTATTTTAGTAGTTGCCTTCTCGTCATATTTCACATTAGTTGTTAATAAAATTTTAGTTATTTCAGGATCAACAATCTCTGGTCTTACAGAAGCAACATTATATTTTTTTAATTGTGTAACTAAATCTGTTTTAGTTGTATTTGTTAAAGTAGAGCCAGATGCTGCTTTAATTGCAATCTTAACTACACCATAAACTGGTGTTTCCTCATCTTCACCACCCCAAGCAGAAACTGATTGAGCATTAGGATATAATGTTTTTACAATTGTTTCATAGTCTGCTGTTGTAACAGCTCTATCTTGCGCTGAATATTGTAGTGGTGCATTAAATCTTATTGACTCTTTTGTTTGAGCCTCTGCGCCACCTTGAGCATTTGATACGGTAGTTATACTTACATCAGAAAAACCACCAATGCTACCAGATAGTGTAAACGAACTTGCACCATTTGCTTCATTTTTATTAGATACAATATATTCTAATATGACAATGTTACCATCATCTAATTTATTTCCTAATACATCATCACCAAAGTAAACTTCAAACTTTCCATCTTCCATTTCTTGTAAGAAGTAAACTTTAGAGGTTGATGATATGCTAGTAACACCAGTTGCTAATGTGTATGTGTTAGTTGTAGTATCACTAGCTGAATTTTGTATTGATACTTTTAAAGTTGTAGTATCTGCGTTGACACTTGGTATGATAAATCTTTGGTCAACATCTGTACTATCTACAGTGTATTTAAAAGTGACTAGTGTTCCCTCAAATACTGGAATGTTTGAAAATCTATAAACACCACTTGTTGGTGTTAAAACGTGTGATGTATTTGTTACAAACTGATAAGTTTCACCATCTACTGTTGTTGTAAATGCTGTTCCTTTTGCCATTGTAATTGTAGCAGTCGTAGTTGGAATATTATTCATCAATATATCAATAGTGGCTGTAGGTGATTTAGGTGACGTAGGTGTGTAACCTAACATCTTGGCTAATGACACAATATTTTTTCTAATATCAGCGCTGTCTAGGTACATTTCATTTGCTAACATATTAGCATTGAAACCTAGGTAGTGTGTATTGTAAGCAAGTAAGTCTAGTAGGACAGCAAAACCAGAACCTTCAAAGTCATAGTCTTGGAATTCTGATTGATCTTGTAAAAATGATTTTAAATTTGCTTTTATATCGTCAAAATCAAAATCTGATACTGTTAATTTATTGCTTGCCATCTTATCTTAATCTTTCTAAAAATGTTTCTACTGTAATTGGGTTTTGTATACCTATAACATAAAATTTAATTTCAAGTCTATATGCATTTCTATCAATATCAGGATCAGCCAAAATTTGTGTTATCTTTGCTCTTGGCTCGAAATTATTTAACACTTCTTCAACTTTTCTCTGTAAGTTGAGAGCAGTCAATGGTGTCATTGGTTCAAATAATAACGCTCTAACATTACCACCTAACTCTGGGTGAAAAGGTCTCTCAAAATGATTTGTATTAATTAAATTTCTAACACTTCTTTTAAC